ATTAAAAAAATATTTTGCTGCCTTTTTACCAAAAGGCATAACTGATGGTGAAAAAGTGATAAGAATACTTCCTACTACAGATGGAAGTTCCCCATTTAAAGAAGTCTATTATCATGAAGTACAGATAGATGGAAAATGGACTAAATTATTAGACCCAGGTAAAAATGGAGACGGTACACCTACAGGAGAAAGAAGTCCATTAAACGAAGTTGAAGAAGCTTTAAAAATGACAGGCAATGAGAAAGATAAAGAAATTGCTAGGCAATATAGGTCCAAAAAATTCTATATTGTAAAAGTTATTGATAGAGAAAATGAAGATGATGGGGTTAAATTCTGGAGATTTAAATGGAATTATAAAGGAGACGGTGTAATCGATAAAATTATACCCATCTTTCAAAAAAGAGGTGATATCACCGATATAAAAGAAGGGAGAGATTTAACTTTAGTTCTTAAATCAGTTCCACTTCCTAGTGGAAAAGGAACTTACACTGTTGTTTCTATGGTAATGGCTGAAGACCCCACTATTCTTACTTCTGATAAAACTAATCTTAAAGACTGGAGTGAAAATACTGAGACATGGCAAGATGTGTATTCTAAAAAACCAGTTGAATATTTAGAAGCAATTGCACGAGGAGAAACACCAGTGTGGGACAGCCAACTAAAGAAGTATGTTTACGGTGATGCTGAAGAGACGGTTGCATATGGTGAGACTACAACTGTAGACCCACAAAAAGATTCCCCAACAGACAACGATTTACCATTTTAATAAACCCCTGTTATGGCTATAAAGAAGAAAAACTTTAAAGACATTAAAGCGAAATTTTCAAAAAAAGCCTCCTTCAAACCAGATAGATTTTTTGATTTGGGGGAAGCTTTTTTAGACGCTACGGGCATTCCGGGTCCTGCTATGGGACACATCAACATGTTTTTAGGTCATACAGACACAGGAAAAACTACCGCCTTAGTTAAAAGTGCAACAGATGCACAAAAGAAAGGAATTCTGCCTGTTTTTATTATTACAGAACAAAAATGGGATTTTAGTCACGCTAAATTATTAGGGTTGGAATGTGAAGAAAAGATAGATAAAGAGACGGGTGAAATAGAATGGGATGGGTTTTTTCTATTTAATAATGATTTTCATTATATAGAACAAATTACGGATTATATTAATGAACTTATAGACGCCCAAGAGAAGGGTGATGTAGATTATGATTTATTATTTCTATGGGATTCTGTAGGTTCAGTTCCATGTAAAATGACTTTTGACGGTAAGGGGGGTAAAATGCATAATGCGAGTACCTTAGCTGATAAAATTGGTATGGGAATAAACCAACGAATTACGGGGTCTAGAAAAGATACATCCAACTTTACCAATACTTTATTGATTGTTAATCAACCTTGGGTGGAGTTACCCGATAATCCTTTTGGACAACCTAAAATAAAAGCTAAAGGTGGAGAATCTCTATGGTTAAATTCTACACTAGTATTTTTATTCGGGAATCAAAAAAATGCAGGAATTACTAAAATCACTGCCACCCGAGATAAACGTAAAGTTAAATTTGCAAGTCGTACCAAAGTATCCATTTTAAAGAATCATGTTAATGGTTTAGGTTATGAAGATGGGAAGATTATGGTAACACCACATGGATTTTTAAAAGGAAAAGACCAAACGGAAGAAAAAAAATCAATTGAAATTTATAAAGAAGAAAATGCGAACTATTGGAAAGAAATTATTGGTTCTGATGGGGATTACAATTTAGCAGTAGAAGACACTGGTGAATTATTTTAATAATTAAAAAAGAAAAAATGAAAAAAGTAGAAAAAGGAAACAAAATAAAAGTTCATTATACTGGGACTTTAAATGACGGAAATAAGTTTGATAGTTCTCATGACCGAGGAGATACTTTAAATTTTGAAGTAGGTGCGGGTCAAATGATTAAAGGTTTTGATGCAGCAGTACTCGGGATGGAAACTGGAGAAACTAAAAAAATTAATTTAAAACCAACCGATGCTTATGGAGACATTAATCCGAAAGCATTAACTGAAGTTCCCACCCAATCATTTCCTACGGATTTTAACCCTAAGGTAGATGAAATGGTACAAGGAAGTACTATAGACGGTAAACCAGTAATTGCAAAAGTTAAAGAATTAAAAGAATCAACCATAGTTTTAGATTTAAATCATCCTTTAGCGGGTCAAGAACTTAATTTTGAAATAGAATTAGTAGAAATAGAAGAGTAATGTTTAATCCTTTAAAAATAAAATATGTTAAAGACATTAATTGTTGATGGGAATAGCCTATTACAAACAGGATTTCACGGTGTTAAAGATTTTTACTACAAAGGTAAACATTTTGGAGCTATTTTCCATTTTTTACACACCATTAAAAAACATTTAGAAAAATTTGAACATGATAAAGTTGTAGTTTTCTGGGATGGTAAAAATAATAATATACCCAGACGAGAACTTTATCCCACCTATAAACTTAACCGACGTAAGAGATTAAATAAAACTCAGACTGATGATATGTTTAGACAAAAACATAGAATTACCCAGTATCTTGAAGAGTTATTTATTAGACAGGGAGATTTTGAGCAATGCGAAGCGGATGATTGTATAGCTTACTATTGCCAAAACTCTCCTGAGGAACATAAAACTATTATTACCACCGATAAAGATTTAGGACAACTAATCTCCCAAAAAGTAAATTTATATTTTCCACGAACCCACTTATTAGTCACACCAGATGATAAAATTAAGATTGGGGGATTAAAAGTGCCTACTAGTAATTTAATAATTGTTAAAACATTATTGGGTGATAAAAGTGACAATATAAAAGGAATTTCATATTTTGGTGAAAAATCATTATTAAAGTATTTTCCCGAGATAGAAGAAAAAGATATTACCATAGAAACTATTTTAAGAAAAACAAAAAAAATAGTAGAAGAAGGTAATAAAGAAAGAGGTATGAAAAATCTTAGTGAAGGTATTTCTGTAGATGGAAGAAAAGGTAAAGAGTTCTTTACCATTAGTGAAAAATTAATTAATCTTAATAATGTATTTCTAACCACTTCTATAAAAGATGATATCATTTCATTAATTAATGATAGTTTAGACCCCGAAGATAGAGAAAATGAGAATATTTTAAAGATGATGATGGAAGATGGAATGTTTAAAGTTCTACCAAAAAAAGAAGACGGATGGACTCATTTTTTTAAACCACTAATTAAATTAAAGAAAAAAGAAATCAATTTTTATAAAAATAAAAAACACTAAAAATGGAAGATAAAAAACTAGTTAAATTTGAATTTTTAATGTTATTAGAAGATAATATTATTTGTCAACGTTACTTTAATGTTAAAGGATACAAACCCCAAAATAGAAGATGTTTAGATTTATATGAGCAATTAAAGTGGATAGAATATAGAATTGAAGATGACTTAAAAATGAAGTCATTCAATTATTTAATGGACCAATATAATCGCTACACCAACCATGTCAATTTGTCAGAACAAGATAAAAATATTAAAAGAGATGAAATGTTTCATATGTATTTGAAACTTAATAATGAAATCATCAGCCATAAAATTTTCCCTGCATGGATATACCCATCAAGGATAAGATACACAGTTGATATTAGACCATTCATTTCTTCTTTTTTAAAAGAACTTAGTGACGTTTTGTCAGCAGAAAAAGTACAAAGAAAATATCTCGAAACGACTCTTTAAGAGTATTTATATTATACCTAAACCAGTAAACTATATGAAGGAAAGTAAAAGTTTTGGGTACTTGGGGCATTCGTTCCAGCTCAAATTAATAAATCAATTAATTACCGATAAAAAATTCGCTAATACTATAGTGGATGTTATCGACCCGAAGTATTTCGATAATCAATATTTTAAGTTGATTTCACAAATGGTAAAAGAATATCATGAGAATTATAATACCCCACCTAGTTTTGATGCATTAGACCAATTAACCCGGTTAGAAGTTACTTCAGAAATGGCTAAAAAAACTATTTTTGATATGTTAGCAGACATTAGAGATTGTGCTTTAGAAGACCATTTATGGATTCAAGAAAAAGCTTTAAAATTCTGTAAACAACAAGAATTAAAAAAAGCAATTAGTAAGGTTAATAAAATATTAGAAAAAGGAGATTTTGAATCTTATGATAAATGTGAAGAATATATTAGAGATGCTATACAAGTAGGTGAGGGTGGTGATGAAGCGATGGATGTATTTAGTGAATTAGATGAAGCATTAATTGATGATTTTAGACATCCCATTCCGTTAGGTATTACTGGAATAGATAATTTATTAGATGGGGGACTAGCTAAAGGAGAAATCGGAGTTTTTCTTGCACCGACAGGAGTAGGTAAAACGACAGTCTTAACCAAGTTAGCTAATACTGCTTATAATTTAGGATTTAATGTATTACAAATATTTTTTGAAGACAATCCTAAAGTAATACAAAGAAAACACCTTACCTGTTGGACAAAGATTCCAGCTATAGAACAAGCGAGTCGTAAAGGAGAAGTTATAGAAAAACTCACTCCATTTAGAGAAGGTCGTGGTAAACTTATTTTAGAAAAACTTCCATCTGATAGTATAACAATAGCTAAGATAAAAAATAGAATTAGAAAATTAGTAGCAGAGGGTAATAAGTTTGATATGATAGTATTAGATTATATTGATTGTATCTTACCAGATAAACATTTTAATGAAGTATGGGCTGGAGAAGGTCTTGTGATGAGACAATTTGAAAGTATGTGTAATGAATTAGATGTTGTTGGATGGACAGCAGCTCAAGGAAATAGAACTTCTATTAGTTCAGAAGTAGTGACTACCGATATGATAGGTGGTTCTATTAAGAAAGCACAAGTAGGCCATGTAATTATTACTATTGCAAAAACTTTACAACAAAAAGAATTAGGCTTAGCAACTATTGCAATTACTAAGTCTAGGGTTGGCAAAGATGGTATTGTTTTTCAGAATTGTACATTTAATAATGAGACACTAGAAATAGATACTGAACAATCACAAACTTTATTAGACCTAGAACAACAAAGAGAACAACAAAACGGTGAAAGAGTAAGACAAGCTCTGGAAAGACGGCGACAAACAATAAATAACCAGTAAATTAAAATTAATGTATGGAGGTTTCAAGTAAAATTTTATCAGACATAACTGTATACATGAAGTATGCAAAATATTATCCAGAACTTAATAGGAGAGAAACATGGGCAGAATTAGTTACACGTAACAAGAATATGCACCTTAAAAAATTTCCTCACTTAAAAGAGGAAATAGAAAAAAATTATAAATTTGTGTATGATAAAAAAGTCCTCCCATCAATGAGGAGTATGCAGTTTGGGGGTAAACCTATTGAGATTTCACCTAATAGAATTTATAACTGTGCTTATATGCCTATAGACCACATGGACACTTTTAGTGAATGTATGTTTTTATTATTAGGTGGAACGGGTGTGGGGTATTCTGTACAAAAACATCATGTAGAAAAATTACCAGTGGTTAATAAGCCATATCCAAAACGTAAAAGAAGATTTTTAATTGGTGATTCTATTGAAGGTTGGGCAGATTCTATTAAAGTATTAATAAAATCTTATTTGAATGGAAAAGGTTCTCGTATTGAATTTGACTATTCGGATATTAGACCAAAAGGTGCAAGATTAGTTACATCTGGTGGTAAAGCTCCGGGACCACAACCACTAAAAGAATGTTTAGTTAAAATAGAAGGGTTATTAAGTGAAAAAGAAGATGGTGATAAATTGTCACCGATAGAAGTTCATGATATTGTGTGTTATATTGCAGATGCGGTTTTAGCTGGTGGTATCAGAAGGGCAGCACTTATTTCATTATTTTCTGCAGATGATACTGAGATGATTGGATGTAAATCAGGTCCATGGTGGGAACTTAATCCCCAAAGAGGAAGGGCAAATAATTCAGTTGTTTTAATGAGACATAAAATCACCAAAGAATTTTTTCTAGATGTATGGAAACGTGTAGAGTTAAGTGGTGCTGGAGAACCCGGCATTTATTTTTCAAATGATAAAGATTGGGGAACTAATCCATGTTGTGAGATTGCTTTAAGACCTTACCAATTCTGTAATTTATGTGAAGTTAATGTTTCAGATATTGAAACTCAAGAAGAGTTGAATGAACGTGTAAAAGCAGCTACATTTATAGGGACCTTACAAGCGGGATATACAGAATTTCATTATTTGAGAGAAGTATGGCAAGAGACTACTGAGAAGGAAGCTTTAATTGGTATTAGTATGACAGGTATAGGTTCTGGTAGTGTCTTGGGTTATGACATGTCAAAAGCTGCAAGTTTAGTTAAAAGAGAAAACACTCGAGTATCTAAATTAATTAATATCAAT